TATGTAACATATGGTGTACCTGTTGCAAATTTAGTGCAATTTTTTCCAAATAAAATTCATGAGCGCAACATACCTGCAGAATTAGTTTATTTAACTAGTGATGGTTTTAGAAAAACATCGTCAGCTTTGCTTAAACATGGTATGCAAACTACAGTTAATACCGGTGAAGTTTTCGGATCGAAATACGAGGGATATTCGTACAAATTGGATGATAACACACCCACGTTTAACGGTATGTGTATGGGAACTTGGGTTTCAAATACTAAACCCACTAGCATAATTGGTTTTCATTTAGGTGGATCAACTGGTACACCACATGGTTGTTGTGGAGCTTTAGATATTTTTAGTTTAGAAACAGCAATTGATGTAGTGTTAAAACGAAACATTGATGCTCTTAATTTGAGTTCCGAGGGGGAGTTTGACCCCCACTTTGGTATAGCACATTGTAAACATATTAATCCAATTTTAACACCAGATGTGAAACCCGATCACCCTATGCTTTTTATACCTAGAAACGATTATATAATTAATTACGGTGACATAGGTCCGACGCATAAGTATCGCACTAAAGTGGAAATACGTAAATACGCCCAGGATTTTTTTTCTTTTATTGGAAGGGATATAATTTATGGACCACCCAATATGAATGCACCACCTAAATGGTTTCATTTTTCAAAAAACTTATTTAAGTTTGCAGAACCTGGTATTGGTCCAAAATCCTGCATTTTACAAAGGGCTGTGCAAGATTACTTATTACCCATAAGGAAAAATTTAAAATTGTTTGCTGCCACTGGTAACTTATTTTCTCGACCATTGACTAACGCAGAAGTCTTGAATGGAATACACGGTATGCGCTTTATTGATAAAATGAAGGGCACTTCTTCTATGGGCTTTCCTTTATCCGGAACATTGTCTGAATATATTGAAGGGCCAGAAGGTTCTAAACGTTTTAAAAAAGAAGCAGAGTTTTTGTGGGATCGCGTAACTCAAATGGAAGAAGACTATGTTAAAGGAAAAAGGTGTTATCCTGTTTTTACAGCACATTTGAAAGACGAACCAAAAAAAATAGGCAGTGAGAAAGTGCGAGTATTTTTTGGTGCTTCAACAGACCTCAAACTAATTGTCCGCAAATACTATTTACCTATTGTTAGGTTATTATCTGAGATGCCATTAATGTCAGAATGTGCTGTTGGGATTAATAGTCACGGTACAGATTGGGGGGAAATGATTTCACATATTTCATTTCATGGTGAAGATCGGATAGTTGCTGGTGATTATTCTGGATA